TTGTGTGGGTGGGGGTGTGTGGTTTTTTTTTGTGTTCTTTCCCGTTCTGGTGTTTTTTTTTTTTTTTTTTGTTGAAAAAATTGCCAGGGGAACAGACATATCTCATTCCCGTGGCCAGCATTAGACCCATTTATGGGGTCCTGGTGCTATACACACATTAAAAACCTTTATGCCCACCTTGTGCGGGACAGTCGCAAGCTACGACGGACATATCGGTTACGTATGTAATAATTACACCACGCAAGGTGAGTCCTCTGGAGTGATAAACCAGAAGCATTCTAGAACGTTATTTCAATGGACGTTCTTCGAATTCAATAATAACTAAACCATAAATGTTATTATCTAAAGGATTCTTTGATAAGAAACCCTCTTATCAGGGAATATATTTCGTATATATCAAACGACACATTATAATAAACGGTAATGTGAAAAACCGCAATTCTTTATCAAAGAAAACTACCACTAACTGGTGGAACAGCCAAAAAGACACCACAATTGGCATCATCAGAAGCTGATCTCAATAAACCAGTAAGAGTTGCTGTAGAAGGTACACTAGTACGAGAAACATAAACATTGGGAGCAGTAGAAGTAGAAGAGACATTATAAGTAAAACTAGCAGAACTAGCAAGACAATCTGTCACTAATCTACTATGATTTCTACCATAAGCTGGTACCTGAATTTCTCCAGAATAACCGGCTTTCCAATAAAAGGAAGGTAAACCATTCCTATTTATAGTTGATAAGTCAGCAGACCCATCAGAAGTAGAAAAACTAGTACCAAAATTGTAAAGGGACGGCGTGAGAATTCCAGTACCTAAATAAGCCACAAAGGGTTCAACAGCAGTAACTGCAGTATTATCTAGGAACTTAAGTCTAACACCACCTCTAACATAGAGATACAAACTGGCTATCAATGTATAATAATCAGGAAAAGTAACTGATTCAACATAGTCAGGAACAGTTGTGTAACGACGATAAGGCAAATAATAAGGAACTATATTAAAATAGTTAGAAGCAGTAGGAGCTACTTGATAAACCAAAGGGTTAGGCAATTTCATCAAAGTACGAAGTGAAGAAATTCGTTCTCCAACACAAAATAATGAATTAGAGCATTGATCATTAGGTACCATAGAAGAACCTATATTACCACGATAATTAGCACAAACATTAGCTTCAGAATTAGAAAAAGGATCACCAGACTGAGGTGCTATACCCATAACATATTGCATGTTATTTTTCTTAGGCACAGCAAATTCAGCATCAGGTCCCATACAATGTTCTAATATTAAACCTACTGTAGAAGAAACAGTATCTGGAGCTATAAGTGGATCAACAACATGAACCATAAAAGTTCCAATAATATCAGTAGACAACTTATAAGGAGTAGAAGAAATAAATGGAACCACAAATGTGAACTCATTACATTCTCTAATATCAATAACCTGTCTATGCAAGAAAGATGTCTGCTCCAAAGTAGGAACAACAGCAGTAAAAGTGGATGAACAAGGCGAAAAACTAACAGCTAAACGACCTGAATGAAATTCAGTCTTAACAAACTTAAATTTATAAATCATCGAACCACGCCATTGCTCAAACATATTTGCAATCAACTGATAAGGACCTACATCTGATATACCTACAGCAGTAACAGTCCTAGTAACTAGAAGACCCAAAGGTCTAACAGGAACAGTTACTAGAGCTGTACCAGAACCAAGGGCAGTAGTCCAATTTCCAGTAAAATTATAAGTAGGTATAGAACACAGAAAAGAAAAATCCATCTCATCAACATCAGTACCTGAAAAGCCTTGAGCTTTACCAACTTGATTCTTATAAGAAAAAGAAAGAGGAAAAGAATTATCAGGCCCATCAGCATTAGCTGTATAGGGAAGATAATTCTGAGTAATTCTACCAGAATGTTCTAAATTAATAGGTTTACTCCAACCAAACGCCGAAGCGGCACCAGCTAAAATCTCAGAATACCAGGAAGTCATACTAGCGTATGACGATAATAATGGTACTTTAGTAAAAACATCAGCAGCACCCTTAACTCTCATCAAAGCAGAAGAGATAGGACCCATTCCGGAAGAATCTTGTTCACCATCAGTTTCATTCTTACGACGATTACTAACAGTAAAACCTCGACCAGATTGAGGTACAGCGGCACTAATCAATTCAATGTCTTCAAAAGAAGCCCACAAGGTATAACCACAAGTGGTACTACCAGAACCAGCTACCAAAGGAGCATAAGGGTAAATCTTAAACAAACCAAATGCCATAAGACTCGTACCAGAACTAAAAGAACTCATTGGGAAAAAATTGTAAGCAGAATTAAATTTATATTTCAAAACAGCTTCTGTATCACAATTCAAATCCAATTCAACATGTGGTAATTGAATTCTCTGCACTAAAGTGCTAGAGATAGCGTTTATTCTATTCCTAGCATTACCAGAAGCACCAATAATAGCACCTCCAGTAGGAATAAATTGCACATTATACCTACCTTGTTGAAATCTAGTAGCATTAACTACCAATCTTAAAACTGTAGTAGCACGAAAACCCAAATAACCCTTCAACTTATCTGCCATCATAGCACTATTCGAACCCAAGATATCACTTGGAGACAAAAATTCTGAGAAAGTAGAATAAGTATCAGTAGTAGCAAAATTTCCTGTTGCCACTATAACAGGTTTCTGAAGAAAATCACGAATTTCTTGAGATAAAGAATCAGAAGAGCTATTAATAAAAGAAGGATCTATATCAATAGCCATAGATTTTGTTGCTGAAACTAAATTAGCATCAGAAACAAATTGCGTGGTCACGACAGTATCTAACTGTCCCTGACCATCAGTCACAGCAGAAGGAAAGAGGTTGACGGGCTGTGAAGAAACGTCAACATTATTATTTAAATTTTGAGCAAGTGTATAATTTAAGTATCCAGGCACACTCAAGCCTAGTAACCGTACCAAAGATCTCTGACATTGTGAGGGCTGCTCACATCGCGTCTGAATAGTAAACCTAAATAGGTAACGATTTAAAGTATCAAAAGCCATAGAGTGTTTTAGAATTTGGATTTTATTCACTCACGGGTATCCAGAAGATACAGTGATCTTTTCTTATTGAAAAGTAAAAGTCAAGGTTCCTTTCCTAAGCATACAATTAAAATAAACTGAAATACACATTGTAAAATGTATTAAAGTAGGGAATCTAAATTAATAGAATCCTGTAGAATTCATAACCTGAGCACGACGTCGAACAAAATCGATATCTAAAGGCTCAGAAGTGAATTCACCAGGATAAGCATATCTAAAAGCC